AGGATTCCTTGTCTTTGATCTTGAGTAATATCAAAATCTCCTGAAGTAATATTAGCTGGAATGGCAGCTGTTGTTCCAATTTTAATTTGATTAGTTCCTGTTTCATGCTCATAGTAATAAGTAACTCCTTCTGTATTACCTGTTACATCAAAAGAAGTATCTGTATCGGCATCATATTGAGTTGCATGTGGTAAACCAAATATTGCTGAATCCTGCCAAGTAGTTCTAGGCCATAATGAGTTTGCATTAGTATACCATATAGGTCTATTAACCGTAGAATCTAAATAACTATAAAAGACACATCTATTATTTACATTTGAATCTGATGTTGGATAGAACCACATTACTTCACCAAATAAGTTATTAACCCCACAACATATCATTTGATTAGAAGTAGTATTAAGATCATCATAGACATAGTCTTCTACCAAACAATCTAAAGATTCTAGTTTACCAGTAAATCTAAAGAAACCATTTTCAGACATCCAATAAGCTGCTCCGTCAACTTCAACCGCTGCGTTTTTACCTATTAATCCACAGTTCGTTCCCACTTGTTCGAATGCGAAAGTAAAAGGTTGACCTACAAAACGCATGGTGAATAATGAGGTATCCGTCCATACGTAAATTGCATTTCTTCCAAGTTCAGCGCCAATAATCCGTGATCCGGCAGCCAATCTTTGTGTACCAGCGGTATTAGTTGCGGTAGGTGCCCAAGTAGATAATGTTTCTTGAGACGAAAATCTTATAAACATATCATCCTGGGTTGATGTATCTCCAATCGTTGTTTCAGTTCCAAATAAAACTAAGTGTCGATCCGGTGTTGATACAATCATATCTCTAGATGCTGTAGGTGCACCTGATATAATAGTTGCTCTAGTTGCTGTCGCATTGGATGCATCTGAATCCCATTCAAACACAGCTCCATTACAAATTAATGCAATAAGTTTAGAACCATAATTATCTAGAGCCCAAAGTCCTGGTTCAGCAACTTTATCCGTTGTGGATGCAGCTTGACCCCATGCCGCATAGTCACTGGTGTTAGTAACTGTTGCACCATCAGAATGAGCTGCTCTTGTAGTTCCTCTAACTGCTCTTGTAATTCCTGTTAAAGTTGTAGTTCCTGAAACTCCTGTATAAGAAATTTCTTCTGTACCAACTTGAATATAATTCGTTCCTGTTGTTGGAAATCCCGTAATTGAATCTAAAACAATACTAGTTCCGGATCCACCTGTTCCATAAACGTTATCTCCTAAAGCTCCATCTAAAGTATTAGTTTGAGGATTAGTAACTGTACCACCAAATTGAGATATACCCCATCCATAAACTCCCACCTGTTCAGCTGGACCTACGTGGTAATATCTATAATAAGTAATTCCTCCTGATTCACTAGCTCCGGAACCGCTTTCAGTCGCACCTGCATCTATTTTTAAAGTAGTGGTAGTAGGAACAGAAGATACCATAAATTTTTTATCGCAGAAAGTTGTAGAATCAAAATTTGAATTAGTAATAGATGTAAATGTAGAACTATCTCCAAATAAAATTATATCCCCAGCTTTAAAATTATGTGCAGTAGAAAATGTTAAAGTTACTTCTGATTGACCATTTGTTGTAGTAAAAGCATTAGTGATAGCTGTACCTGATGGATTAACTAAAGGATGAATATCATAGTAGACTCCCCCTGAATAAACATATAAAATTCTATTAGTTCCAATAGCTGCGTATTTAATACCTTCAGCATTAACCATATGATGTAGGGCTCTAGCAGCGGCGGTTAATTTTTTATCTCCTAAAGATTGCCACCCACCTATTTTTTCAGGAGTTCCATATCTAAAACGAACATTTTCACCACCCGTCCATTGTGCTTCGGCTCCGGTAGGTGTAATTTGTTTATTAAATCCTGGTAAAAATCCTATCTTTTGTAGCATAAAAATCCTAATATATAGCACCTATTATAAGCTAAAAACAGCTAAAAATAAATAGAGGAATATTAGGAAGGAACTCGCAATTTAAGATAGTATAAGGGTTCTTTTTTTGTATGATAAAGGGAAGTGACTGTCAATTCATTTTGTTTATTGAGACCTGGGAATTCTTTTTTAAAATAAATTTTGCTTAGAAAATCATCAGCTTGAATATTCCAAGTAGTATTATCTAAGATGATGGATACATTTTCTTTTGAATGAAACGTCGTATATAATGCAAAATCAAGTCTACTTATCTTATCTACATTATTATCAATAATAATATAGTCAGCGCTTTTAATATGGGCTTTAAACTCTTTATCTTTAAATATATTTAAATCAAATTTTTTAACATTAATGTTATGTTCTTGAAGCTCTTTAAAATAACCTTCATCATCTTCATAAACTAAAACTTCTTTAAAAAGTTTATTCCAATAAACTGAAGACTCACCCCCTCCAATTTCTACTAATTTAAAATCTTTTAAATTAGTATTTTTAATATAGTTTAAAAAAGAAAATGTTAACAAAGGAGTCACGGATAAAAATTTATATTTATTACTACTCTAATTTTAGTATCTGTTTGAGCAACACTACAATGTTCTTCGGTTCCTTTAAATAAAACTAATCTATTTTCAACTGACTCTACTTTTTCATTATTTTTAAATAAAGTATAACCATTATTAGTATTTAAATAAAGTATTCCAGTCATGTTATGTCGATCTCCTGGTAGATCTACATGAAAAGCATCACGAGTTTGAGTAGTTCTTTTAGTATATAAATTAGCTCTCATGCGAATAAAAGTTGAGTATTTAAGTGCTCCCAGTATAGGATGAATTAAATGAAACTGCTGACTGCATGGATATTTATCGGATATTAATTCATGAATAAAATAAAAATTTTTATTATCATTAGGATGAGCAATATGATCTACATAATACCACGGAAACTTATCAGAAAAAAATATGTCTCTTAGTTCGTTAAAAATGTTTTGGGGTAAAAAATTTTCTATTATTTCCATTAATATGTTTCTGTAATTCTATCAAGATTAAATGCTATTGCATATTTAACATCTTCTCCAACCAAGTTTTTAGTTTGATGAAAAAGATGAGCATCAAATACAATAAAAGTTCCTACTTTTGGTTTAATGGATAAATTAAGTTCTTCAAAAAATAATTCTTGAGAAGTATTGCTTAAATAAAACACTCCTGATAACCAATGTTTTTCGTGTTTATGTTTTCTAACTAATTGTTTTCCGCTTAATCGAATTCCCCATGCTTGTTCTAAAATAAAAGTATCTTCCCCAAGAGCATTAGAAAGAATAGATGAGTTTTTTTGAAGAATAGCGTTAAATTCTGGATCTTTTGTAAAAGCATCCCACTTAGTCATCTCACCTTTAACATTAGTAACATAATTTAAATGATTGTCTTGTTGTAATTCATTATTAATTTTAGAAATTAAACTGTCCGGATTAAAATTTTCCATATAAGTTTCAATCATAATCGTGGGTCTGTAAACGTGTTTATCTATTAATTTAACCAACTCAAACATTATTTATTTTTTTTATCTGGTGGAATAAAATCTACTTGATTACTGTGAGTTAGAATTTTTGCAGCATCGGTATTTATCAATTGTTCGCCCATGCCTAAACACATACCCATTAAATTATTAATAATATGTTTATGGGCTACTCGTGGAATAATAAGTTTATTCTTATTTTTCTTTATAGCTTTTATCTCTTCAATTGAAAATTCCCACACTCCATTTTTTTCTTCATCTAAAAATATTCTCATGTTTCCTCCTTAATTATTTTTTGGAATTCCCCAAAGTTGTCTTCCATCTTTATAATAATTTTTATTAGGTCCGTCGAAATCTACATAATGTAAAAAAGCTTGTGCTTGAAAATCTCCTTTAAAAGGTTCTCTCCAATGTTCAACAGTTTCTCCTAAGTAAACTGCGGCCTCTCCGGGATCTACCTCAATCGGCGTTCCGTCCATAAAGATGGGCCAGGAAGTTCCATCATTACCTAAATTTATAGTAACACTTATTTCACACGAAGGTCTATCCTTATGTTTTTTTAAATCCGATAAATAAATATACATTCTCCAAAATGCATAAGTAGGAAGAAGTTTTAAACCAGTTATTTCTTCCATTTTTTTTCTTTTTTTTAATAATAAAGATTCCATAACCGGATCACCATATATAAAAGTTTCTCCCTGCGTTTGATTTACATCAAATCCAATTTCATTAGCTCTATGTTTTATTATACAATAATCTTTCAACAGTATTAATTCATCAGAAGTTAAAAAATTTTTAATTTTTTTATATTTAAAATCTTTTCTTATCATTTACGAATACCAACACACCACGGAGTATCGGGTTCCTTTTGTAACGGGTTTTACTCTATGACGATACATAAAATTACTTGGCCATATAATTACTCTTCCTGGTTTATTTTCTATGGTAATTATTTCATCGCTGTTTACTTCTTTAAATTGTAACTCTCCTCCTTCATAGTCATTATTAAGCAATAAAATAAAACTTAAACTTCTAGGAATACTAAGACCATGATCTACATGAAATTTATAGTGTCCTCCTTTAGTATAGCGTAATAAACTCATTTCTACTTTTTGAACTGCCACTTCAATTTTAAGATCTTGTATATATCTAAAATAAACAGATTTAAAAACTTGATGATGTAAAAAATTAAAATAATGCACATTTGTTAAAGATTTAGAATCTTGTTTAAGATATATCTCATTAACTCTTCTAATTTCTTTATCCACAGTTCCTTTGTTTGGATCGTTGCCAACTATGGTAGCTTCCTTCATATTTTCTCCATCTTTAATAGCATATTTAATAAGACGCGAAATATTTTCAAAATGAATAAAACCATCATAAATTCTTATCATATCTTCTACTTCCATATTTTTTTACTCCATACTTTATTTTTATAAATATGTAAAAAAGTTGTAAACCAAAAACCTTTAGACACAGAAACATTAGGATCTTTATCTTTTTGTGCTAAAATTTTCATCTTCCAGTTATCTCTTTTAAAAGGAATAATATGAACATAAGGAGTGCCCTTTTTTATAGTAGTTTCTAAAGTTTTATATTTATCCCCATTAATTACAAAAGGAAAATTTATGGGTATAGGATGAGAATCCGTGTCTACAATTCCCGAAAGTATTTCAAATCGATCATCACTATTATTAAGAGGGGGAACGAATAAGCAAGAATATCCAGATGGAGTTTTTATGTGCCATGGATTTTTTATTTTATAAAGAGGGTAATGTCCATGTTTATTTAAAAAATGACTTCCTTGTACTTGTTTTACATCATGGTGAGAACCTTCTCCTGCAAAATTTAAATTAACTCCACTGTCTTTTAATTCAGAACCTAGAGAAAAATCATAAATAGATATTTTTTGATCTTTTTCATTTAAAAAATTATGTTTAATATACATATCTTGAGGAAATTTTAATAAATAACCACTTGTTAAAGTGTCTAGAAATGGCATACACCCCTTAATAGTTCTATTATGAAAATTATGCTCTAATTTTTTAAACCATTCTGGAATATTTGTTTTAATAGGAGAAGGTAAATCTTCTTTTTCACAAATATTTAAATAAATTTGACCTGTTGAAAACTGTATATCTTTATAAAACATTCTACTTCTTTATATAAGAGAATGTATAAAAAATCAATAATTAATATGTAACTAAAGAATAGTTGTGTAAATAAGGTTCTCCAAGAGATTTTACATATTCTGGTAAACTTTTTGCACTTAAAGGATAACTTAAAGATGAAGTATTAATTCCATTCAATACATTTATATATGCTTGAATATCGGAAAGTTTAGCATGTGATGGATTATCCTCCATAAATGTCGTATATCGTGCTACAGTTGTTGAAATATCATCATCTATTGTTTCTTGAGAATCATACCGTATCACATTATTTGTTTTAAGATTTAAAGAATCATCCGTCACTAATTCAGGTTGAATCCATTTTTTAGCAAACATTACATCTTCAAAATCAGCATCGGATACATCCCATTCTTTCCATGTAACACTATCAAGACATTTTGAAATGTTAGCAAAATTTTTCTCATTATCATTTGCGGCCGCAAAAACTATAGTATTTCTTGAATTAGTATAAATATATGCCATTTTACGGTCCTATGTTTTCATAAATAGCAATCGCGCCATTCTTTCCATCTGTCCCTGTATTTCCTTTATCTCCTCCTGCGCCGCTGCCATCACTAAATGAAGATGAATTACCAGAGTTGTAATTAAGATAGAGATTTCGAAAAGTCAGCGTTGACTCTTGTGAGTATGGAGATCCGGGTCCACCTGGACCACCCATTCCTGGAGAAGTATCTGCTGTGACAGTAAAATTAGAAGGAGAGTGCGCTGCTAGACTTCCTGGAGAGGCACTATTTCCTGGTCCTTGTTGTCCTGATTGACCGCCGTTCGCTGTTCCAAAATTTGCATAATTAGTTGCACCACCGGGATCAAATCTATTAGGTCCACCAGCACCGACTGTGACTGGTTGAGAAAAAGGTGCTGCTTGAGGTCCTGAAATAAGTCCGGATCCGCCGCCAGCTCCTGGGACTGCTGAAGGATCGCCACCTCCGCCACCTCCGCCAACCATATAAGCTTGAACGACAGTTGTAGCTGGATTAATTGCGTGAGTAAAATTACCACTATTATATTTTGCTGCGGTAAGTACAAATTGTGATTGGCCCCCTGATCCTGAAGAAGCAGTTACAACTCTTCCATCTGAATCAACAGTAATATCAGTAGCTGTGTAACTACCTTTGGCCATTTTAATTATTCTAGGCATGTTTTATTCTTTCCTCCTATTAATATTAGTCAGCCATTTCCACATAAGAAACATGCCATGCTAAATCGCTGGCTGTTCCTGCTGTAACAGCTAATAAATCTGTTTCATCTAACCATAGAGGTCCAGTTGCATCTAAAAAACTTAAAGTAGAATCTGCGGGTACAGAAATAGTACTTCCAATTTTGTAGTAAGTACTTCCATTGTCATTACTTACTTCGATTGTTACATCGCATGCATTTGTTCCATCTACATTAGAAATTAAAATTGTATTTATTTTAGCAGCGTACTCTGCAGTAACGTCTACCATTGTAGTTCTGTTTGTATCTCCAAGATTACCCATAGCATTCTTAGGTGTTATCGTTGAGACTGATGCTAAATTTGGTGTTGCCATAAATTAATTCCTTTTAATTAATACCCGAAAATCATCGCCATTGCAATAGATTTTCCTATTGATATACCAAAAGTTGAGGTAGCTGTCCATTGCATATTTCCTGAACTATCGGACGTTGTTAAAGCATAATCTGCCCCACTAGCTACTGCCGCAGGTAAAGTTATGGTATAAGATCCACTGACTGTGGCAGGAGCATCTAAGCCCACATAAGCTGAAGTATCAGCGTCTCCTAATTTTAATGCATTTCCATTGGCTAATGTTATTTCTGAAGATGTACCCAATATATCAACCATATCTGGATTAGTGCCATCATTAGCTGATGCATAAATAATTTTTATTCCTTTGTCTGTAGAAGACCATTGTACCGTGGATCCTGAACCTGAAACATATTTAAATGTGACTGTGTATGCACCTGATGAGCTATTTTTTATAATATAAAAATCTTGAACATCTATAGGAATTGTTACCGTAGTAGCTTCACCAATTGATCCTGTAAATTCTATAATTCTGTGAGCAAGAGTTGCTCCTGTTGATCCATCCGAAACAGATAAGTTAGTAGGGGTTGATGTTATTGCTTGTTCAGTAAAACCACCAGCTATTTGTTCTATAATTTCTAAGTTTGTATTAGTTTTTGTTCCCCATGTACCGGCATTTTCGCCAGTTGCCATTTTTTCAACACCTAAAGGTGTATACGTTGAAGCCATAATTTATCTCCTGCTTAATTATCCATTTTTATTTTGTTTTATACATAATGTCAATAACATATATTTATTAAGGTGGTGTAACTTTGCTCCAACTACCACCTTGTGTAGCTGTTTTTTTACTCCAACTTCCGCCTTGAGAAGGTGTAACTTTTTGCCATGCTATTGGACCACCAACTTGGCCTACACTAACAGTTGCTGAAACACCTGTCAATCCCATAACCATTTCTGTAGGAGAAATAGCACCAGGACTTGCAGTTGCTGAAACTCCTGATAATCCAACTGCCATTTCTGCTGGAGAAATAGATCCTACTGAAGCTGTAGCTGCTACTCCACTTATATCAATAATTTGAGCATCATTTGCTTCTAGAGATCCTACAGAAGAAGTTGCTCCTACTCCTGTTAATCCCATAACATCAGCTGGTGTAATAGCTCCTACTGAAGCAGTTGCTCCAATTCCTGTTAAAGGAACTCCAATTTCTATATCAGAAATTGATCCAACACTTGTTGTTGCAGAGACTCCAGATAAACTTAAATCACCTGAACCAAATAATAATCCAGGAGTACCAACGGAAGAAGTTGCGTCTTGACCAGTTAAACCTATAGCCATTTCTGTTGGAGAAATTGAACCTACAGCAGTGGTTCCTACACCGCTTGATGAAACATCAACAACAACTGTCATTGCTGATTCACCCCAGTTTTCGTAACCCCACGGGTCTCTACCCCAACCTTGTTCGTTAAATGCTGAAAGATCTCCTACAGATGCGGTTGCACCCAATCCTGTTAAAGTAATAACTGGTTCATCACTATCGCCCCACGGCTCGTGACCCCAATCATCTCTACCCCAACCAACATTATATACATCTTCACTAATAGATCCAACAGAAGATGTTAAAGTAGATGGTGCAGTAATTGGAACTCCAATTCCCTGAACGGGTGTACCTAATGAAGATGTTAAACCTATTCCTGTAATATCTACAGGAATTTCTTGTTCACCTGTAGCAGTTCCTATACTTGATGTTAAACCTAATCCTGATAATGCAACTGAATATTCGACACCCCAACCAGAATTACCCCATTCTTGTCGGCCCCAACCTTCTTCATTGAAAGATTCTAAATCTCCTACTGATGAAGTTAAAGTTGATGGTGCTGTGATATCAAGTGGAAAAGTATTAGCCGCCCAGGAATTTACTCCCCAAGCTACTGAAGGACTATCTCCACCCCAGACTGATGCCATAAGGAATTCCTCCTTATGCTATTCGGACAATCGCTGTGGTTGCTGCTGCCGCGGGAAACTGAACTGTAAAAGTTCCGCTTGATACAGTTTTATCTCCACCAAAAGCTACTGCACAAACTGCTGCGTCTGTTGAATGTGAATCATTGAAAATTAAACATCCATTAGCTGTGAAAGAAGCTGATGTCCAAGAGACATCTGCAAAATCACACACTGCAGTTGAAGAATCTAAGGTTGGAGTAACGCTTGTAAGCGCTTTTCCTTTAGCTGAATAAGCTGATCCTGAAGTATTAGTAATCTCATTCGTGCTTGCATAAGCCGTTGTTGATGCTCCTAAAGTTGCAGAACTTGTATATAAAGCTAAATTAAAAGTATTACCAGTTGTAGCAGTAAAATTGTGTTCAGCTTTAAGAATCTCTACTTTAAAACTGTTACAAATTGCCGATGTTATTGCCATAGTTATCTCCTAATTATTGAGGCGGTGACTCGATTGGTATACGAATAGTACCATCCGTATAGTCGTCTCGTCTTCGTCTCCCAATTTGCACACTTGCAAATTTAGTTAGTTCTTGTTTATACTTATTTTCATATAGTGTCAACATATCCATTGGCCCTTTTAAATATCCATAAGCTTCCACCAAACAGGCATATAATAATAATTGAGGATAATTAAGACTAATATAATTAGTTTGATTGTCTGACTCTAAAGTAGCTGGCATTACATTTCCATGTATATTTATTAAATAATTGGCATCAGGAGTAGGAGCCATTACAATATTACCTGAAGTAGTAGAACTAAGTCCAGTTGCTCCTCCAAACATAGCATAATATTTAGGTAATCCAGTCACATCTTGACCTGCCGAACCTCCAGATGGTCCTGTTAATTCTCCCACATATTCACTTATAAAAGTTCTGTCTCTTTTTTGAAGCCAAGTTGCTTCTCCTGTTCTTGCAGACGTAGAATTAAAAACTTCAACACCTCTTACAAAAACCATTCCTGCTGGTACTCTGACTGTATTAGTATCAGCTGCTAATGTTCCTTCATATTCAACTCTATCAGAATCAACAGGAACATCACTAAATATTCTTTGTTGGGCATTTAAAATGAAATTTTCTAAGATAGCAGTAGTAAATACAGTGTCATCGACTTCTGTATAACTTCTTATCATTGTAACTAATGTACTATAACTAATTCCAGACATTATTAACCTCTATCATTAACGGGTCCAATTGTACACTGTAAACCGCCTCCTGTTTCAGCACTACTTGCATTTGAAACAAGTGGTACTGTAAGTGAATTATATTGAGTCTCTGTTGAAGGTTGACCTACTGTATTAACAGTAGTTCCAACTGCTGTTGCTAAATATGAACCAAAAACTTTTGCACCACTAGAATGAGTCTCTCTT